GTATTTTGCCATACAAATCTAGTGCTATTTTGTTTAAATTCGTGTTCATGTTATATTTATCACAAGCCTGTTGATATGTATATTGGCAAAGGAAGATCTAGTTCTTCTTCAGACCAGTCACTACTAACCTTTAAATGCTCAAATACTCTAGGATCCCACTCTGCTAGCATTACACTCATGCGTATTATCAATAATAGTGCAGCTACTAGATCGTCATGTTCCCCTACTTTTGCTTTAAAACTTGTACCGGCAGCAATATAGGTTTTAAGTTCGCTGATCAAAGGTCGGCTATTTAACGTCATCTTATCTTCTTCAATCAAGTACTTTACTTTGGCACACGCTGATATTTTGTTACCAAACGTAGTATTAAATCCTTTACGGAATTTCTTGACGTGCCCTTTGCGTAGGGGTTCTGATAGGAATAATCCCGGAAATGTTTCTTCGCCTAGATTATCTATAACAACCAGTGCGCTTTCGCCTACCGTGTTATTTTCTACCGACCAATAAATGCTATCGTAGTTTTCAGAGCCAATTTCGTCTTGGATGTACTTTAGGATATCCCGGAATATTTTAACCTGACCTTGTATAGGTGTTATATTATGTTGCCACTCTGCTACCTGGGTCATCGATGGCATTTCAAAAACTTCAATAGCACCGTAGTCTCCACCTGTACCTAGGCTAGGATCTAATGCTGCTAGATAGATGTGTCCAGGTTCTGGTTTCTTGTACCAACGGACTTGTCCCATTTTAAACAAGGGTTCGCGTCCTGGTAGTTCTGCTAATTTTAGACTATTAATAAGCGTTTCATCGTAGACTAGGAATTCGCAACCATATTCACGGCGGAAACGTTCTTCACCGATACGTCCTAGCTCTACTGCTTTCCATTCGTCGCCGCGATCTGGATGTTCGAACCATTCTGCACGGAATCCGTGGAAACCGTTTTGTCCTAGTCCGTCAGTACGTTCATCACCGTATTCGTCAAATTTATTTTGACTGTCTTTCCAAATGATAGCAAACTCATCTTCGTCTGAGTTAGGTGTTGAGGTAATAATTGCACGACCACCAGTTGCTAGTGTTGGTGAGATCGATGTCCAAAATTCTGTGGCAATATTAGGTTGCACAAAGGCAAACTCGTCGCAATAAAGCAGGGATATAGACATACCGCGGCCTGTGTTGCCAGTTGTTGTAGCAGATACAATTCTTGATCCGTTGTCAAAATCTATACTCCCTTTATTATAACTTACGACCCCTGCTCTAATATAGTCAGGGCATAATTCGTATCCATAGCGGATACGTTGCATAATTTCCTGTGAGCCTGTATATTTGTGTGCAGCCACTAGAATAGTTTGGTCTGGATGGAACATGGCAAACCAAAGTAGGTATGCTGATGCACATGTTGTCTTACCACTTTGACGTGGTAACATGTTAATATTGAAACGAAAATCATGGTAACTTTGTAGTAGGCGTTCTTGATACTCAAAAGGTTCAAATAACATCTTGCCTTTGACAGGATGCTGAATATGAAAAAAGTTTTTAGCAAAATGCTGATATCCGGTTTTTGGGTCAGCACAGGCCAACAAGTGCTGCACTTGCTCTTCTGTAAACTTTTCTTTTGTGTGTGACTTTTTAGTTAAGACACCGTCTAATGATTTAGCCATACTGTTATTTAACGAAAAAAATAGACCCCGTAGGGTCTATTTGATATACTAATATTTGCTTACCAGTCTGGATCGTTAACTTGATTAGTGTTTCTTGTTGCAACTGACGGAGTCTTGCTACGTGGCAGTACAGTTCCAGGTTGCCCAGCTAATTTCATTAACTGTGCCATTGCTTGATCCTGCGGAATTGTTCCGTTTGCTAAACCTTGAGCAATCTTTACCATCTCTGGATTTGCTGGTTTAGCTGCTGGTGTTGGACTTGTGCTTTGAGCTTGTGGAGCTGGGCTTGCACCCTGTGCTGCTGGAGCCGCCGCTTGACCTGCTGCTGGCTGTGGTGCTATGGCTTGTTGATAACCAGTTTTAACATCGTTGACTGCATTACTCACACCGTGTGCTACGTTGCCGACTGCTTGACCAATGTTACTAAACACACCTTCACGCATTTTAATTTCTTCATAGTGTGACTGTAATTTATCTACCAGTCCTTCTTGGATTGGACCGCGTAGCGGGTTATTTCCAGGAGCAGTTGCTAGTGGACTTGCTTTACCTTTGCTTGCCAAATCATCACCGGATGCCGTTACAGCGTCAACACCGTGTACGTGTGAGCCAGCATCACCTTGCATTGAGTTGCCGTATGTTTCGCCGTCGTCACCCAACTCTTCGCCCATTTCCATTTCTGGACCTTCGTGTGCTGCTTTCATTTTAGCTACGATATCACCCATGATCGGTTCTTCGTGATCGTGATCAGCTTCTTTATCGAGATTGCGTAGGATATCCATTAGGTCACGGATGCCGCCTTTACCTTGTCCATTCATGCTGACATTCACTGTCACATTATCGGGCTGTGATGGAGTTGTGTGAGTAATCATGGGAGCACCACCGCACTCTTCCATACCGCTATCATTATTACTGCCTGGGGGTATTCCGTTAGGAAAAGCATTTTCTGTTAGGCCTGTCTCAATAGCCGTCATCTTTGCGATTAATTCTTTTAAATTCATTTGATTGCTCCTTTAGCAGTAGGCACCTTGACTTGTTTTGTAAAAATATTTACTGGTTTTGTTTTTACATTAACTTGTTTGCCTGGGGTTTCTTTACTGTGCTGTGGAGCACCAGAGGCTAAAATTTCATCGTTGTAGCCTTTAACTTGTTCGCCTTGATGCTTTTCTTTGTTTAATTCTTTTAGAAAACTCATCTTGTATTCTTCACCAACTAGGTCTTGATTATCACTTTTTTCATAATCTGTGCCAATTAATGCTTCACCGGTACGTTGATCATTTGCGTGATTAATTTCGTGTTCACGTTCTTCTGCTAGACTTTTAACTTTAACACAACTATGTGAAAGTCCTAAGCCACTAGCTACTAAGTCTTGAACTTGTAGGCTAGTTGCGGGATAATTTGTAGTGACATCGAATACTGACATACTAACATTTTTGTGTTCTGGAAATTCCGAATGACGTTCCTGGATCGGTGTACGTTTACCTGCTGAAACAGTAGCAACATGAAATTGTGCCAATGCACCTTTGATTTGTGCTGAGCAATCTTCTGGACAATCTCCAGCAATTTTTACTTTAAATTCGTAAACTTTTTTGCTTTCTGTTAAGTATTCTTTAAATGATTTCATAGTTATATCCTAGTACTATATTTATTTCAAATTCTTTAATTTCTCAAGCAGGCTGTTGCGATCTGTAATGATCACTCCGTCACCTTGAAGAGTCACACCTTCATCGGCACCATTGGCATCTTGATCTAATTTCTGTTTTTTCAGTTGGAGTTCGATCATTTTTAATTTTTTGTCAATTTTAGCTGATTTAGCATCGATGGCATTTTTAAGCATGCTGCCTGCAACTTCAAACAAGCGACTACTATACCGTGCTTCTACATTCATGCCTAAATCCATAATATCATCGTAGGCATCTACAGCACGTTTAGCTAGTTCATCGAGCTCGCTGTCAGCAACATCACCTAACCCCTTGACTGCTGGCAGGGCTGCTGAAATTTTATCAAACTCATCCATGCTACGAATAAACGGCTGAGCAAGTTCTGCTTTTTTAGCAGATTTTTCTTCCTGCTTAACAATCTTCTTGCTTTCAGGTAAATTGAGAATTTCTTCAAGTTTCTTAGTCATAATATTACTTATGCTTATGTTTGGCTGAAGATATCATTTTCATTGAGAATACGGAACTTTATACCTTGCTGTTTACACCATAAACTAGCACTAGCCCATTTAGCTTGATTTTTAACAAATTGTGCTTGATTATATTTGTTCTTGCCTACACGTTCTAGTATAGTTTGACTTGCTGGTTTAATTTCAATTAGTTCTGTAGATACCTTACCGTACTTATCTACATACTGTATAAAAAAATCTGGCACATAAACTGTTTGTTTTCCAGTAAGCGGATCTCGATAAGGAATCTGTACAGCTTCACTGGCCCACTTTTGTATGCTAACATTATTGTCACAGAAATTCATAAAGCTCCATTCCCATGATGATCGATAGGTAGGAATCTTAGTACCTACATACTTTTCGGGGTGCTTCATTGTAAACTTTCCGCGGGCAAACTTAGCCATGTTATGCTAGAATGTTGCGGGCTTCGAATGTATCAGTTTGTACCGCAGTTCTATAACCCAATAAGCTGGTATTTTCTCTGTAGGCATTCAATATTTGAGCAACTACCTGGCTTAACTGTATATCTGTTAGTCCTTTTAATTTTTCTAATAGACTAAACACACTGACATTTTCTACTCTTGCTTGATTAAGCATAATGATAGCAGTTGAACTAGCACTACTTGAATCAAATCCTCGCTTGGTGAAAAATGCCACTGTAGCATCGATTTCTGCGGCTGGAAAACTTACTGTGTTATTAAAGTATGTGTCAAAAAATTGTTTTGTTGAAATCAAACCGGTTGATTTATCAATTGGTAGATTGCCTATAGTCATATTAGAATCCTGTTAACTTGGTTATTGATGCCACTGATGTTGAGGTAGATGCAGCATTAGATAACGGAAAAGATATTCCAGATAATCCGCCCGGAGTTTGATTGTTTGTAATGTTTATTAATCCAGGAGTGCCGCTAACAGCAAGTGGCTGTTGGGTATTCTGTGCGGAATTAATTTGATTTAATGCATTCTGAATAAATGCAGGTGCATGCTGTTCGATATCTAATGATGTAGCAAAACTTGGTCCGGAAACCGGAGTTGGTGGATCTAGAGGACTTGTTGTTGAGTCATAATGTGTTAGACCAAAACCCTCTGGAGCATCTGCGGTTACTTGTCCAACATCGTAACTCACAGCTTCATATTGTATTTTCATATCAAAATCATGAGGCTGTTGTGTTTGTGAATAATCAACGCGATTATGATTCCAAGAACTGATAATAGGATTATACAACTGATACATCACATACTCGTGACGAGCCATTTGATAGATTTTAATATATTTAAAAAATGGCACAGTACTTCCGTTATCAAACCCATAATTACCGACGATGTAATTGCTACTCTGCATAGCATTTCTGTTGTATGCACCTGTCTGTTTAGCAGTTCTCGAATCTGCATAGTAGTAGCTATAGTAATTTTGCCAAACTTGATTAATTAATCCCATGTTATCATCATGAAACTTCATGCTAATTTCACCAGGTCTATGTTGATATTGTACCCATTTTTTTCTATTATACTGATTAAGCATTTCTGTTGAGACAGTATAATTAGGTAGATCAACTGCCTTAACTAACATGTTGATTTCTTGTCCGTATCGTTGAACAATATCTGCGTTCGCCAATGCTGAAGTGTTGATTCCAAATGCTACATGGAATAAGAATTTGCTCTTAGGAGCAAGACGAAATTGATCGGCATTAAACAGGTCAGCAGCATGTTGCCAATCACGCAGGTGCGTAGTTGGATTAGAGCTTAGACTAGAGTTAGGTGCAAATCCCATAATATTATTTATTTAAATAATAATGTACGTAGTTAATGATCAGTCAATAAAAAGCCTACCGAAGTAGGCTTTATATTATGAACCTAATACGTTGTTGCCTGATACTGTTGGCATTACTGAAGTAGGACTGCCAAGAGCAGCTACAGGAGCAGTTTGTACAGCATTGTCAAAGCGGATGCTTAAATCGATCATTGCTGGAGTTTGTTCACTGTACTTTAATTCTTGCCAGTTTGTTGACTCGACGTAGCAACCATAGCATTCCCATGTTTCTAAAACATTAGGAGTTTGACTACCGTTACCGCCGTCAAGCATTTCAATACGCATTGTGAACTTATAGTCACCTGCTGAAGCTGCCGAACTCTGTTCAAAGAAGTCAAACTGTTTCTGATTTTGTTCGCCAACTAACTTGCTAACTGCACCAGTAACGTCATCACGTAATTTGATTGAGATTGGTTCCCAAGCTGGTTTGCCTGCATAGTGAATTTTACTGTTGTAAATTTCAATAACTTGATCAGTAAACTTAACCTGAGGACGAGCTGCTTCAGCAACTTGTTTTGTTAGTTCTGTTGTTGGTGTACTTACGCCAAAGTTTTCAAAAGAAATACGGAAGCGATACTTCAACTTCGGCATTAACATGCCTTGTGAAGCGGCGCTTTGGTCTGAAGCTAAGGGTACTGTGAAGTTTGATAGAGCTGAAATTGCCATTTAAATTCTCCTAATTATTGGCTCAAACCTTTGATTGCGCCAGTGTTTTCTAAACGCAATGGAATGTAAATAAACTCCACTGCTTTAACTGGTTCAATAGCAATATCAACATATAACTCACTAGCATCAATTCTGCTTGGTGTATTATTTGATGTATCACATACAACTACGTAGTCATAAAGAGCACGTTCGCCTGTTAAGTTAAGCAATAATTTTTCAATTTGTTGTTTAATTTCGTTACGTGTAATTGTATCGTTTGGTTCAAAAATGTATGGTTTAGCAATAGCATTTAACTGATAACGCAGATAAATTACTAAACGTGCTACGTTGATACGATCTAATGCACTAGCAACTAGTTGACGTGTATATTGTCCATAAACTACTAGACCTGTACCGCCAATATATGTAATCGGATTAACATGTACTGCGGCCAGTGTATCACGCTGTCCTTGATTTAGTGCAACAGGAACAAATTCTCCTGTTTGACCATCAACATAACCAACTGAACTTGCATTAGTTACTCCGCCACGACGTACACCAGCCGGTGCAAACCATGGATAAGCTACGTTATCACTTAGCGCAATTGTACGCAACATGATATGACTTGGAGGAACAACAATATTATTGCCTTTCAAATCTGTTGTATAACCCCATGGGTAATAAACAGCAGCATTTGAACTAGTATTGATCAATCCGTACTCGCCGTCGCCTGTTGCCATGTTTACGTTGCTAGCCCAATTGCTCAATGAAGTTGCATCTGCTGTTAAACGTGCAGGACTATCTGCAACGATAAATGATAATAAACCGCGATCATTATTTAAGCTGTCTAGTGCAGGTAATGTTTCTAAGTAACCTGGGCAACTCATGATATCAAATACACGACTATCTTCGTCGCGGATTTGTTGATTGCCTTCAATCAAAGCATTAAGTGCTTGTACAACTACAGCACGTTGAGCTTTACGACCGAATACACCAACACCACGATAGTCATTAGCAGCATCGCTTACCCAACGATCTGGATAATAGTATGTCATTGCTTCGTCTAAGCGTGTATTTTGTGCAGTAATATCTACATAACCACTTACATAACGCTTAACGTTGAAGCTTGAGCGACGTAGGTTGTATAACAAGATACCGCGTGGATATAGTGCAGGATCTGGACAATCGAAGTCAACAAAATTGCTACTTAGCAATGAAACGATTGAACTTGGTGCGCCTGCGCCTGTTTGTGCGCCTGAATTTGGTTGTGTACTCCAACGTGCATCAGCAAACACAATACCGTGTTGTGTAGTATGATCTGTTGCGTCTACTAATACCCATTTCTTAGTTAGATAGTTGTATTTGTAAATTGTTGGCCAGTTTTCTGTATCGCTTGAGTCAATCCATAAATCACCATGTGCCAATGGAGTGCCATCACTTTGTACAGTTGGTTGACTTGCTGAAATAATTGGACCCATTGGATCTGTACTAGGACCGCCTACGCCACTGTTAACTACACTAGCGCCTGAAACATATCCAACCCAAGCTGATCCAGTATTGATTAGGATATCTGCATCATCAACTGAACTATTGTACCATAATGTACCATCTGCTGGAGTAGTTGTTGGTGCAGTTGCACTTGGTGTTACTAAAGAAGTACCTGCTTGCTGAGAAGCCCATGCTGTAACAATATAATTATGGTTAACACCATTTGGACTGCTATAGAAATTAGTTGTGCCGGTGCCTGCATCGTTAACTTCAAAAATTGCAGCTAACGGGCTACCTGTACCATCAACTAGGCGAATATCACCACCAGCTGAGTGACTAATTGTAACTGTGTTGTTTGTGTTATATGTTGATGAAATTAAAGTGTTTGACAATGCTGATTGTAGTGCAGCTAACAATGCATGAGCATCATTTGTAGCATTACCTGTAGCAGTAAATGCTACTGTTACCGGACTAGTTAATGAGCTTGATCCAATTTGGCTTTCTGCTACTGTAAATGAGTATGATCCGCTGTCTAACGTAACTGTATTTGAAGTTACTGATGTAGCACCAGTTGACAAACGTTGATAGATTGTAAAATCAGCTGAATCGCAGTATGTTGTACCGTCAATGATTTCTGTTTGTTCTGTGGTATTATACTTTACATAAACTTGACCAACTGGAATGTTAATACCGCCACCCTTAGGATCTAATGCAGCCATAGCTGATTGATTGTTAGGGTATAGTGCAGCAACAGGTTGACGAATCCATGTTGATGTTGATGCATTGTATTTTTCAACGTCCCAGTTTGCACCTAGGTTAACTGGAGTTGTTTTAATCCATAAACTACCAGTTGGGAAACCATTAACTGTTGAAGGGTTAACCAATGAACCATACTGTGGAATCTGATAGTGTGGAGACATACTCAATACTGGTGCCAAGTATGTTCCAGCAGCAATGCCAGGAGTTCCAGCGCCAGTTACACCTGTACCTGCAATAATAACGTCAGCACCTGTTGAATACAGATTTAAGTAACCATTTTGTACTGAGGCTGAAACACCGCCAACTGCTGCGGTATTAATTGCTGTGGCCAATGCACCAAGTGTAGTAACACCAGTGTAAGTTGCGCCGTTGATAATAAATGTATTTCCTGCATCCAATGTTGGACTTGCAACTGTTCCAGTTACCACTGGACGACTTGCTGTCCATGCTTGACTACCAACTGCTACCCAACCTGCGTTATTTGCATCAGTTGTGCTGCCTGCTGTGCCATCGCTACTAGTACTTGCATGCTTGTACCATAGAGTGTTTGTTCCGGTAACTGTAACAACAGCATAACTACCAACTGCACCGTAACTTGCCAAAGGAGCATAAGTTGATGAGCCTGTTGTATAAGCAACATTGTTGATTACTGATGGAACTTGATTAACAAATGATTGACCGTTTGTTGCTGTATATGGCAGTGCATTCCACTCAAATACTCCAAATGTTGTTGTAGCAGTATCCCACCAATACGCACCGTCAACTGGCAAACCGCCAGGGATAGATGATGAACCTGTTAGTTGACCTAGATCAACGTCTGCACGAGCAACATACGCACGACTACTAACTCCTAGGAAGCTGTAGGCAGCTTGGAGTCCATATTCGTTGATTTCGCCTGCGTGTACAGGATTATTTTCTGCGTCAGTCTGGAAATAAGGAATACCAAAAGTATTGCCTAGATCCATTTGACTTGTTAGCAAATACACTTTACCAGCGTTTGCTTTTAATGTTCCTGGAGCAATGCCTGTTCCAGCTGAATTTTGTTTGTTTGCTGCAGAAGCAACAATAATTAGGGGTACGGTACCTGGGGCAGCGGGAGTGTAGAAACTCTCGTCTACTACTGTTACGCTTACGCCTGGTGAACTTAGTTGAGCCATTGTGTTATCTCCATGAGTACATGTTCTTGTATGTATTTATGGCATTTGGCTTTTTTGTTGTAGTTATAATGCCGGAAAGTATCAAAAAAAGGGAAAGAAAGGTAAAGTAAAATAAATATCTTATAATTGAAAGGTATGAAAAGGTATGACTGAAGACATAATTAATAACAAATATAAACGATGGTATGATTCGTTAATTGATCATGCAATATGCCGCCAAGCAACCCCTTCAATATTAACAGAAACACATCATATAATACCTAGAAGTTTAGGTGGCACAGATGATGGAAAAAACTTAGCAGTTTTGACTCTTCGAGAACACTATGTTGCTCATTTATTATTATCAAAAATGTTAAGTGGTGGGAGCGCAGTTAAAATGGCACATGCTTTAAAACTAATGTCAGGAAATCAAAAATACTATAAAAATGGATTTAATTCAAAGAAATATGAATTAGCAAAATCATTAATTAGAAAAATTTATCAAACAGCCGGCCAAGAATATCAGGCCCAGACTGCTATCCAAAGCAATGTATTATCAGAATATACTGATCTAGAAAAAGTATATAAACGGGGAGTTTGTAAAATTTGCAAGATAGAACCGAGAGCAGTTAATTATATAAAAAATGGCAAGACTTATTATAGGTCGAAATGCGAAAGTTGCCAAATTGGTAAGGTACGAATTGCTACACCTAAGTGGGTATTTGACGGGTATCAAAAAGGAGATGTCTGTGAAATTTGCAATTTTAAATCTAAATTTCGAGAACAATTAACAGTTATATCAAATAACAAAAAATATAAGACTATTTGTTTAAATTGCCAGGTTGCTGTTAAATTGACTCCACCAAAACCGGCTCCCGATTTATAAGATTAATCAGAAACTACAATCGATGGCATGGGGTGAAGTGCCGATTCAATAATAGTATCGATCTGAGTTAAATCCGGATTTATAAGCTGTTTAACTCGAGCATATAGATCGTCAATAGTAGCATCATTGGTTAAAACAGCATCAAACTTAGTTCCGCACCATGCAGTTTCGCTAGCGTGAATACCTAGTTTCTCCATATTGCCTTTTGCACGACTCCAATTTAAGCACTTAGGACCAGCGTTAACATCACATGCATCGTTGTACCATTCAGGGTCCGGTCCACGCTTTACACGGATAACAATGCCACCTGCATCTTTAATTGATTTAATTTCGTTAGGAAACCGGCAGTCGCTAATGACAATATCGTCGGTACTGTTGCGTAGTTTATTTTCTAAACTGGCAATCCAGATATCATCGTGGAACGCTCGACGGCATACTTCTGTGCCCCAGTATTGTAGGACCCAGCGTGGGGTTAGATTAGGCATGCCTAAGCGTTCTGCCCACCATGGATCTACTTGTTCACGCCATTCCCTCGCCTGTTTTGTGCGGCCTTCCAGCATGGTTCTGTCCCAGCCAAACACATAGGCTACTGCATCTTTAAGGCTGTTGGCAAATGATTCTCGTCGAAATCCGTGAAAGTTTGTTAAGTAATCTGCAATGGTATCTTTACCACTGCCAATAAATCCACAGACGCCAATAATCATAGTAATCCCCTAAAGATGTACTATTATATAACAGATTTATTACAGGTGCAATTATTTTGTTGCCAAATGTTTAAGGGGAACTTGCCCCCAAAGGTTAATGGTAAAAACATAACGAGATTCCGAAGACTGATTAGATTCTGTCTTATGTGGTAACCATCCTGGAAAAATTAATAAATCTCCAGATGTTATATCTATCGGGTACCATTCTGATCCAGTTTTTTGTCTATATTCGCTTGGTTGCCCACCCCAGTGGTAGCTCATCGGATCTCTAAACATAATACGTCCGCTGTTTGCTGGCGCATACAAATAAAATGCTAGAGTAATTTGTACCCCCGGGTGAGTATGTTCATCAGTCCACGCTCCGATGTCATGTCGATTAATCCAACTGTTAGTTACATGATATGGTTGTTTTGTCAGTCTCCATAGTCTCACAGCTTCATCAACACGTGGCATGATCCATTGCCTAAGGCTATTAAACTCTGGCCAAGTATGCGGTTGATCTTCAGGGCGATCCTGTAAATCTACTGTGCTAATCCCGCCTGCTTTTTCTATGTCAGTATTGTTATTAACTCGTGAAATTAAATCATCAACTTTAGATTTAATTGCTGACCAATTTAGATCGGCATAGTGCGCCTTAAAAATTATAGGGCTCCATGGATCAACTACTGTTAATAAATTATCCACGGAAGATTTTCCTTTTCATAAGATCTACATAATCTTGAGCTAATCGATAGAGAGTATTAAGATTTTGATTAGGTAAATCTCTTTTGACCTGCAGACATGCATTCATAACCTGCTGCAATTCCGGTGTTACTACGGTACGCTTTAACTGCACAGTATCGTTGTCTTCTGTTGTAAATTGTACACAGTACAGCGGCTGTCCCCGCTTGAACGAAATTATCTCATCGGAATAAATTTCAACTCCATAATTTTGTGGACGTATCCAACTGTTAATTTTCATCTGTCCGGGTACAAATCCCACTTGGCTGGGTGCAAAGAAATAAGGTAACACTGTACAAGTTACTGATTTTTTGCTATTTGTGATAAAAACATATCTTGGAGGAAAACTTACAATCATAGGATCGCAGTCGTTGTTCCGATGGCTAACTATCACATAGTTAGTAGGAATGCCATCAACTGCTACACGATTATTTTTAATATCCGGTTGTACGGTGAAATCATAGGGACTACGTAATACCCACGTATTTTTAAAATAACCACTCATAGCAGGACACTGCAAGAACTCACTATTTGTTCTGTTGGATGTTACATATTTGAACAACGATTCAGGTTCAAAGTGTGTAATATTAAAGTGGGAGTGTGCACCGTTGGCATTATCTACCGGAGCCCAATTTATTTCGATCATAAAAATCCTCTATATACTATATAACAGAATTTTCACTGACCTAAAATATTTTTAATTATTATCCGGTTATGAAGTAATAGGCATTACTACCGTTAACTTCGTTGTTGATTAGTTCTTTATCCAATCTTTCAATTTCTTCTTTGCTCTCAGAAATTAATGCAGTACCGTTTAAGGTAATAGGACTTCCTGGTCCTGCAATTGATCCAAACTTACTACGTGCTTGTCCTAGTGCCATTTTAGCTGTAGCTAATGTATAATCCTTTAACCACTGTTTAGCATATGGGTCTTGTAATAATACCCAATCTGGTCGATAGTTATAACACTGTACTAGAATTTGTTCACCTTGAGCAAATGGACGTTGTAGAATATTTAAGATGTGTGTTGTAGGTTTCCACAAAAATTCAATATAGCTACCGAACATACGTCCAACTAGCTTTTGATATCCAGCAAATGCATCATAGGTTGCTAGACCACCCATCATACTGCCTGACATCAAATAGGTATTTGTATAGGCTAAGTTGAATGGTTCAAACAATGTTCCGCCTGCGCCAATTCCACTACGTGAGCCAATAGCACGACGGAAAACCTGACGTACTGTAACAACTTCGTCAGGTAAACGGTATTCGTTCTGATCTTGGATTAGCTCTAAAAATAAGTAGCTTTCTTCAACAGCATTAGGACTACGTTGACGATAGCGAGTTAATGCACGATCTAGAGCCATTTCGTAATGAGCAGGGTCTAATTCTACTTCCACCATGCCGTCGCCTAGCATTAGCTTAACATAGTCAAATACCTTATTGCGTTCTTGGGTTGAATTAGACTGCGTTGATGATGGCAAATCGTCCATATTTTTGTTCTCCTTACATATTTATCTAACGATAAATATCATATGCCACGTTTATCACTCTATAAGCCCGAAAAGGGCAATGATTACAAGTTTATCGATCGCCAAGCTAGCGAGATGTTTCAAGCTGGTGGTACTGATGTATATTTACACAAGTATTTAGGTGCAAATACAGACACCTCAAATGCTTCTGCTGATCAGCCTAATTATGCGTCAACTGCGGTGACAAATATTCAAGATTTGTTATTCTTAGAAAATCGCGATCGCAAGTACGATCAAGAAATCTACAGAATTCGCGGTATGTACAATGTACAAAATATCGATTTTAATCTAAGTCAATTTGGTTTGTTTATTGATAATGATACGCTGTATATGACAGTACATATTAACGATTTTATCAAGTACATCGGTCGTAAACCGATCAGTGGAGATGTTATAGAGCTTCCGCATTTGCGTGATGACTTTGCCTTAAACGATTTTGACATTAGTCTACCACGTTATTATCAAATTACAGATGTAGGACGTGCCAGTGAAGGATTTTCAGTAACTTGGTTTCCACATTTATACAGATTAAAATTAACTAAGAT